CTGATACCGCAGCTTACTTAGCTCAGTTTGTTGGTCCACCTTTTACATTTAGTATTAAGTTAGTTGGAACTAACTGCGGATGCATAGGTCAACATGCGGCAGTAGCAGCAGATGGTGCTGTGTATTGGATGGGTGATGCAGGTGGATTTTTTAAATTTGACGGTACGGTTAAATATTTACCTTGTTTAGTTGAAGATTTTGTTTTTAACGATAATGGAGATAACTTAGGAATTAATTATTCATCTAGTAGACTAGTCGCTGGAGGTCATAATAATTTATATAATGAAATAAATTGGTTTTATCCTAAGAATGGTAGCACTCAAATTGACAGATGTGTTACATTTAATTATGGAGAAAACGTTTGGACTACAAGCTCTCTTGATAGAACAACATGGATAGATGCACAAGTATTTAGCAATCCTTACGCAACTGATTATACATCTACGGCTACCCCTGTATTTCCAACTATTTTAGGAATTACAAATAAATATGGAGCAACTATTTATTACGCTCATGAAGAAGGAACTGATCAAGTTAATAGCTCAGGGACTACTTCTATTAATGCATTCATTAGATCTGGAGATTACGATATTACCACAAGAAAAAATATGATGGGTCAAGGAACTGGCGTGGCAGACTTTAGAGGAGATGGAGAATACTTTATGTCAGTTAGAAGATTTTTACCTGATTTTAAATACTTATCTGGTAACGCTAAGATTACTTTATTTGTAAGTTCTTACCCAGATTCTACCCCTGTAAGTTCTCCACTAGGACCCTTTACAATAACTACAACTACTGATAAGATAGATACTAGAGCCAGAGGAAGATTGGTTTCACTTAACATTGCTAACGACGCTACAGGCGAAACGTGGCGATATGGCACATTAAGATTAGACGCACAAGCAGACGGAAGAAGATAATGACTGTAGATAAAAGAATCAATTATGAAATGCAGGGTGATGAAAAGCCAGCAAGAAATTATTTAGGCAAACAAAAAACTGTAACAGTACCTGTTAAATGGCAATCAAACCCTAAAGCCCCTGCTACAGAATTAGCTTATATTACCAAAGCAGAAAAAGATTTATTAGTTAAAAAAGATTTACACGGCTCGTTAAAGAATGGTCCTAATACGGGTCCATCAGGAATTGTGTCTTTAGACTCTCAAGGAGATTACACTAGAGACTTGAGTGGTAAGTCTTATACTAGCGGCCCTGCAGGTTCAGGTGTAGGAAGCTCCCAGCAAGCTTTAAGAAACAG